CCGGCTGGGCCAGGTCATGCTTCGAGCGGACCAGATCGTCAGGACGAAGCTGGGGGGCTGGGAGCGCGTGTTTCAGGGGATCGGCGCAGCCGTCGCCACCCTGGCCGGCGTCAAGTTCCTGGCAGGCCTGATCACGGTCCTGTCCGGCCTGGTGTCGCTGATCTCGATCGTCGGTGGGGCCATCGCAGGGATCGGCCTGGGTACGCTGGGCCTGGTGCTCCTGGCGATCATCGCCCTGGTGTTCGAGCTGGCGCTCGCCCTGTCGCCGCTGGTGGCCTGGATCGTTGCGATCGGCCTGGTGATCGAGGATCTGATCGTCTGGTTGCGTGGTGGCGAGTCCGCGTTTGGCGCCTTCCTGTCGATCGCGGAAAGCGGCCGACGGCTGCTTCCGACCCTGGTGTCTGCCTGGGAAAGCCTGGCCCGCGTCGTCCGTGCCGTGGGCGGCCTGTTCTCTGAAGTGGCGCGGATCATGGGGATCTTGCTGCTCCCCCTGTGGGAAGCCCTGCGATCGGCTGTCATGGCGGTCCTGGCGCCGCTGTACGAACTGGCGATCGTCATGCTCGACACCCTGTTGGGGCCGGTGCTGGACCGCCTGGAGCTGTGGATCTTCAGCTTCGACACGATCGCGGAAGCGATCGAGCGCATGACGGCGGCCCTTCGTCTATTCACCGGGGAAGCGCAGACAGCCGGCGAAGTGATCGAAGGGCTGGAGCGGTTCGGCCGCTTCGTCCTGCGTGGTGGGATCGGCCAGGGACCGGAGGTAGCAGGCCCGACTGAAGGCGCGCGCCGGGCCATGGGGGTCGGTGGCTTCGCCCCGGCCGGCGTCCAGTCCGGCGTGGCTGGCGCGGTCCAGACGGTGAATATCGAAGGCGACAGCGTAGTGATCGAAGGGTCGGACCTGTCGCCGGCAGAGCTGGCGCGGATCATGGACGAACGGGACCAGGACAAGCGGCGCCAGGCCGCGGCAGCCCTGGCAGGGGGTGACGTTTGAGTGTCACGGTGATCCGGCAGCGTGACGGGGCGGCCCTGACCTGGGACGCGGCCACGCTCGAATCCTACGACCCGACGATCGAGGTAACCAACCACCCGGTCGAACGCGGCGTCGACGTGTCCGACCATGCGCAGCCCCAGCCGCTGCGCTTTCAGATCCGGGTGGTCCAGACGGAGAGCCCGTTCCTGGTCGGCCCCACCACGGCAGGGATCGGCCGCGTGCTGGACGCCCTGGCCTTCCTGCGTTCGCTCGAGGGCGAGCTGTGCAACGTGGTCACGTCCAGGCTGGGGACGATCACCGACTGCCTGTTGACCGGCTACCCCCACGAGATCACGACACGCCGCGCGCTGCCGGCCGTGCTGCGCTTCCAACAGATCCGGATCGCCGCCGTCCAGGCCGTCACGATCCCGCCCCTGGAGCCCGTGGAAGCGGCGCAGACGGGTTTCCCTGACGAGCAGGACGCCGGCCAACAGGCCACCCAGGACACGGCCGACGATCCCGCGAAGCAGGAGCGGGACACGTCGACGCTGTTCGACCTGGGCGAAGCCGTGGGGGTGTTCTAGTGGGCCAGATCCTGAAGGGCTTCCCGTCGCTTCCCAGCTTCACGCAGACCGTGATCCTGGGGGACCAGGAGTACGTGATCCGCTTCACCTGGCGCGCGCGTACCTCGAGCTGGTACTTCGACCTGTGGACGGTCGACAGCGTGCCGGTGATCGCCGGGCGCCGTATGTCGCCGGACTGGTCCCCCCTGATCGGCCTGGCGCTGGACAACCAGCCGACCGGCTTCCTGTTCGTTCGCGGCCCCGGCCTGTACGTCCGCGACGACCTGGGGACCGACCTGCTCCTGATCAGGTACGCCGACGACGAGCTGCCGCCAGTGGTCCCCGACCCTGACGCCCCTGTGGTGGTGGTGACGTGACCCTGTTCGGCCGCCAGGTCGTCCTTCAGCTGGGGACGGAAGGCAACCCTGGCCGGTCGTTCCGTGATCTGCGCGTGTCCTTCCGGGTGGATATGTCGCGGACCCTGACGGCGAACACCTGCGCCCTGGTCGCGTACAACCTGTCCCCGGAGTCCGTGGCCCTGGCCCAGCAACCAGGCGCGATCGTCCGGCTGCTCGCCGGCTACGACGTGCCGCGGCTGATCTTCCGGGGCAACCCGATCCGGAACGGCGTGACGCAGACGAAGCAGGGGCCGGATCGCCTGCTCCAGATCGAGGCGCAGGACGGCGGCCGACAGCTCGCCGCGGCCCGCGTCAACGTGGTTTTCAAAACACAGACCACGCTGGCGCAGGTGCTGGACGAAGTGGGGCGCCAGCTGGGGCTTCCGACAGGCACGATCCGGATCGACGGGACGGCGATCACCTATCCCAACGGCGTGACCCTGGTTGGCCCAGCTCGTGACGTGCTGGACCGCCTGGCGCTGTCCACGTCGTCCGACTTCCTGGTGCGCGACGGCGCCCTGCACGTGATCCCCAGCGACGGCGACACCGGCGAGCAGGCGATCCGCTTCAGCGTGGCGCAGGGCAACCTGATCGGATCACCGAAGGCCACCGACGACGGGATCGAGATCGTGGGCCTGCTCGAGCCATCCATGCGCCCCGGCCGCCCCTTCGTTGTCGAGTCCGACGGGTTCGACGGGGTGTACGTGGCCCGCGACGTGGTGTTCCTGGGTGACAGCGGGTGGGATCAGGCGTACTACGTCCAGGTCAGGGGGAGGCCCCGTGTCTAATCCAACCGACAGCCCCGACCTGGTGGAAGTGATCCGGCTGGCCGTCCAGAACCGCCTGGCCCTGGTCCACACGTCGATCCCGGCCAGGGTGCTCGAGTACGACCGGGACACGCAGCTGGCCGACGTCCAGGTGCTGATCCGCTTCCGGCAGCGTCACCCGACCACCGGCGAGCTGTCGGCATACATGCCTGAACCGATCCCAAACGTGCCGGTCGTGTGGCCGGCCGGGGCCGGGGGGTCGCTGACCTTCGATCTGGCGAAGGGCGATCGGGGCTGGTTGCTGGTGTCGGAGCGCAGCCTTGACGAGTGGAAGGAAACAGGCCAGGTCGACAGCACGCCGGCCGACGTGCGCCGCTTCGACCTGACCGACGCCAGCTTCATACCAGGCGGCCAGGCGAAGCCCCAGGCCCTGCCAGGGACGGCACACGCGGCAGCTGCCGCCGTCCTGCGTGGCGACGACGTGCGCCTGGGTAGCTCGAACGCCAGCGACCCGGTGGCGCTGTCGCCGGCCGTCCAGACAGAGCTAAACAAGCTGCTAAACCTGCTCCAGAACTGGACCGTCGTCCCCAACGACGGCGGCCTGGCCCTTCAGACAGCCGCGCTCCTGCTATCCATCGGACCGACGGCAGCGTCGAAGGTAAAGGCGGAATAATGGCGATCGACGTGCTCCTGGTCGACGGGGATCTTCCGGCGTACACCCGACACGCGCAGGGGCCGGCCGTGACGCTCCAGCGGATCGAGCTGCGCCTGTACACGTTCCTGGGTGAGTGGATTCTGGACCAGGCTGCCGGCCTGCCGTACCTGGAGTGGATCGCGCAGAAACCGCCACAGGTCGACCAGATCGCGGACGTGCTGCGCGCTGAAGTGGAAACCACGCCAGGCGTGATCAGCGTCGACAGCTGGGCCGCGAGCTGGAGCAGGACGACCCGGCGCTTCGCTATACTCGCGGAGATCACGATCGAGGAGCTGGACGAAGTAGTGGAAGCGGAGATCCTACCGCTGGGGACAACCGGGAACAGCTCACCCGCGATCCTGTGGAAAACTGGACAAGGCCCGATCGTGGCCGGGGGGATTCTATGAGCACCTGGGGACTGACTGACGACGGGTACACGGCGCCCCGGTCCGCGGATTTTCTGACGGTGATCCGCGACAGCTACGAAGCCGCCTTGATCGCCCTGGGCCTGCCTTCCGACGTGGACTGGCAGCGGGACGTGTTCCTGGGGAACGTGACCGCGAACATGGCCGCGCGCCTGGGCGAGCTGGGGGAAGCGTCACAGGCTCTCTATGACGGGTTCGACGTGGCGAACGCGACCGGCCTTCAGCTGGACAACCTGGCGCTCCTGGTGGGCGTCAGGCGGATCGAGGCCACGTACTCACAGGCGATCGTGACGATCGGGGGCGTGGCCGGGACCGTGGTGCTGACCGGCGACGTGGTGGAAGGGGGCGGCCCCGACGACGATCAACGCTGGACCGTGACAGAGGACACGGCGATCGGTGGGGGCGGAACGGTCGACGTGGTGGTCCAGGCCACCGACAAGGGCGCGATCGTCGCCGTCGCCGGCCAGATCGACACCCTGGTCACGGTCAGGGCAGGGCTGAACAGCGTGACGAACGCGGCCGACGCCACCACCGGCCAGGCCCGCGAAACGGACGCAGAGCTACGGAAGCGGCGCCAGGAAAGCCTGGCGATCGGTGGGGGTCGCAACAGGGAAAGCCTGCGCGCGCAGCTCACCCAGCTCGAGGCCGTGACCGCGGCCGTGGTGCTGGACAATGACGATCTAGTGCAGGCCGTGATCGATGGCCTGGTGCTCGAACCGAAAAGCGTCAGCGTGATCCTGTA